TTAACCATCATCTTTTTAAATTCTGGGTCTGCCCATCGTTGTTTAGATGATTCTGAAATCTTTTGTAACTGTTCTTGAGTGAACTTGTGTCCCTCGTGTCCTACTGGTGCTCCATCAAGACCATTTTCTTCTTGTAGGTTTGCCCAGTTAGGAGAGTCAACGATGTCATTTTCTTTGGAGAAATTTAATGCGAATTCTTTACATGAATCGTCATCTTGAAAAGTTGCGATAATCTCAGTCGTGAAATCTGAGCCGTGCTTCTTTAGGTGTCGTTTCCAATACTTACCAGAGCCAGTGTACTTATGTGGGTCTTTTTTGGTTGTTTTACCGAAATACTCCAGCCCTGTAACGTTGTGGGTTTTAATGTAGAGATAAATGGTCATCTTTAGTTGCCTTGCAAAGAATTTTGTTGTATAATTGTATTTATAAAAATCCTATTTTCAATAGGTACTTGTTGAAGCTGTTTTAAGGATTTTGAATGTCTCACTTTATTCGTAATGGTAATATGTACTCTGTCGTGTCAGAGGAAGCAATGGATCTGCAGCCAACGTTGCCTGTCGGTAATTACACCGTCAAACGCAACGAGATGACTGGTCAGTTCTTCTTGGAAATGGTGGATTCGTTCCCTCAAGTTCCAAAGTTGTATGGCAATACAACTCGACACGCAGATCGTATCTTGAATACATTCTTCGATCGTCCTAACTCTACTGGCATTATGCTGAATGGTGAGAAGGGTTCTGGCAAGACATTGCTTGCCAAGACTCTGTCCATCGAGGCTGCAAAGGTTGGTGTACCAACTATCATCATCAATGCTCCATGGACTGGTGATGCATTCAACAAGTTCATGCAGGACATCGAGCAGCAATGTATCATCTTGTTTGATGAGTTCGAAAAGGTTTATGATAACGATCAACAAGAAGCTGCACTGACCTTGTTGGATGGTGTGTTCCCTTCTCGCAAGTTGTTCATCCTGACTTGTAACGACAAGTGGCGTGTCAATGAGCACATGCGTAACCGTCCAGGTCGTATCTACTACATGATCGACTTCAAAGGTTTAGACTCTGGTTTCATTCGTGAGTACTGCGATGAACGTTTGGACAATAAAGAATACATCGAAAAGATCGTGGAAATCGCTGCTCTGTTCGAGCAATTCAACTTTGACATGCTGAAGGCATTAGTGGAAGAAATGAATCGCTACAACGAATCACCACAAGATGCATTGACCATGCTGAACGCTAAACCAGAGTTCAACAATGTTGGTGAGTTCTCTTGCAAGCTGATTGTTGATGGTGAGGAAGTTAAAGATGCAGCCAAGGGTTCTTGGAAAGGCAACCCACTGACTGGTACTATCTACTTTGAGTGGGATCCAGAACCAGAGAACGACGACTCTGAGTGGAAAGACTTGACCTTTACACCCAACCACATTGTAAAGGTCGATGCAAGTGAAGGACGCTTCATCTACGAAATGGACAACGCTATCTGTGTTGTAACACGTAACAAAAGTGCTGGCTACAACTACTTGGCTCTGTGATAAATACCCTTGCCTTGCAATGAGGCTTGGGGTATAATTAACTTATCTAAACTTGGAAATTTTTATGAAGAAAATTCTTTCTGTTCTTGCAATTAGTATGATGCTTGTTGCTGGTTATGCTGATGCCAAAGGTGGTGGCTCTTCTGGTGGGCATGGCGGTGGCGGCGGTGGAGGTCGTTCCAGTGGTGGCTTCTCGTCATCTGGTTCTGGTGGCTCTCGTCCGAACGTTGCCACTGCTCCATCTCGTCCGTCGGCTGCTCCAGCTACTGCACCTGCACCTGCTGCTCCACAGACACGAACTACAACTACTACATCTACGACTACAACTCGCACTGCTGGTGGTGGTATGGTTGGTGGTGGTATGATGTACGGTGGTATGGGCATGGGCTTTGGTTACACCAACGGTCTATTGACTGGTTTGATTATCGGTAATATGATGCACCCGCACAATACTGTTGTCTATAATGGTGGTGGTTACAGTGGCAATGCGCTCTTGTATCCTGATGGTCGTGTTGTGAACCAACAAGGCTACCAAGTTGGTACATACCAGAATGGTCAGTTTAATTCAGTGAACGGTGGTATGGTTGCGCAACGTGCTCCAGCTGATGCGTTGAATCATGCTCCGCAAGTTGCACAGCCCGTGATCATTCAGAAAACTGGACCATCTGCTGGTGAAATTATTGGTATGATACTGCTTGGTGTCATGATTGTTCTCCTTGTTATTATTTTGATTGGAATGCTATAATGTCTACTCTACTTGTTATCTTTTTTGTTCTGTTGATCACTGTTATCATCGTTGCACTTATTAGGAATTCTTCTATGTACCACCCTTTCGACTCTTACGAAGACGAAGTTACCACAACTACAACTACTACAACCACTACTGTTGTTGACACACCTGTCGCTGCACCTGTCGCTGCTCAGCAAACAATGGGTCTGAATATTAATGGGTTCCCGATTGTTGGTATGATCCAACGTCAGTTCGAAGGTACTACACCATTCGTTATTGACCCAGTGGATAACGATAAAGTATTCTTGAACACAACTGACGACATCTATGAAGATGGTGCTGGCAAGTGGTGGGGTCTGCAATAAACCTTAGAGATGCCTTCTTTGTACTCCACGTCACGTTACCTTCTGGTTTTGAAATCAAAGTACCGTGCCGTGGATACAATCTAAAGTCATGGAAGGCATTTGAAGACAGACTGGGTGGTACATACGAAGTTGAGGAAATCAACGAACGAATTTACAATCACTTAATGCTTGGAGATCCAGACGAATGTCTATCACCCTTACCTGTGGACACAAAGTCCAAGACACCGAAGAGTGCTACGAAGCAGCCACGAAAGAGTGGACCATCAACGAAGAAGGTTGGTGTAAAGCCGTTGCCTACAAAAGCGTCTGCAAAGACTGCTACGAAGAGTATAAGAAAAACGACGCCATCCTCTCCAGCGAAGCCGAAGAGTTCGACTGGCTCCACAACAAGGAAGAAGACTAAATGAAGTTAGCAACCCTATCAGAATACGCCAAGCATAAGGATGGCACTTACGTTGCTCTAGAGATGAGTGAAACGACAATGGATCTGCTGGATCACTTTGTTGAGGCTAATCTTGGTCTTGATGAACGTGTCACTAAGAATTCGTATCACATCACTGTAATCTACTCTCGCACACCAGTGCCTGATGCAGAGAAACTCTCTCGTAATTACAATGTGAGTGCCACTGCTGTTGGCTATGAAATGTTCGACACTAAGGATGGTGGTAAGTGTTTGGTTATGCGAGTTGAGTCTGCTGATGCTCGTGCGTTAAATAACACTCTTGGTGCAATGGGTGCCACAAGTGACTACGATTCGTACAAACCGCACGTTACTCTGGCATACAATATTACTCAGGATATCGACCCTGCAAATCTGCCACTACCAAAGTTTCAGTTGGTGTTTGACCACCTGCATGTTGCTCCACTAGATCCACAGTTTACTCCAGCAAACAAATGATTGTGATGCATATCCAGCATCTAGCCAAGAAAGAACCAACTCTCACGGCTAATGCATATCTTAAAACTACTACAGAAACTGAATTGTATGGTTTCTCAGTAGAAGAACTAAAGAAAGAAATGGCGCAACAGGACTTGCACCATTATGACTCTGGTCCATTTAAGATTCGTACAAGGATAACGCAGAACGAAAACAATTCTAGTCTGGAAGAGTATATCGAAGTTGATGAATCTCTTTTTCCAGATATGACTCTGGAAAATTGCTGGTACATAATGCGTGCATCTAAACTGGAAGAAGCTGTATATTATGGTGGTGCCAAGTTCAGAGTGTTCCAACGAAAGTATTTGAAAGACCACTACACAACTGTTTGGGAAGCATATTATGAATGATACATTGATCCTTATTGCTCTGCTATTCACTAAACACTTTGTGGTGGACTTTCCACTGCAGACTAAGTTTCAGTGGAGTAACAAAGGTACGTATGGACATGTGGGTGGTATCCTTCATGCTGCGTTCCATGGCATGGGTACTTGGGTTTGTTTTGTTTGGTATGCACCAGAAGCTGCGATCTATCTGTCGTTCATCGATATGGTTATCCACTATCACATCGACTGGGCTAAGATGAATCTGAATGCCAAGATGGGTTGGGGTGCCAACACTCATGAACAGTTCTGGTGGTTGCTTGGTTTGGATCAATTCCTGCATGCTATGACTTACGTTGGCTTGGTTGCTCTGGTAACAGTATGAGTCATGTGTTCGTAATCGCTGGCACGTTTGACCAAGCCAGACAGTACATCTCTAAAAAGAGATCAGAGTATCTTCGGTCTGGTGAACCTCCACTGTTGATGCCAAACTATCTTGCCGTGACAGATGTAAGACATCTTAAAGGTATCCGTGATCCACATGGTGTATTCATCGGCACTTGGAAAGATAGACTGGACATCTACGATATTATCCAAACTTTGGCTCTTTCTTGGACTGGTGAGAACAAAGTACTTAATCGGATGCTTCGAGAGACACCTCTGCCTAGGAGACCAACTCCAAGACTAAAACCAGAAGAAGCAGTGAATGCAGCAGCTGCTATGCTTGCCAAAGAGATTGATAAAGAAGTATTAAACATAGCGATGAAAGAATCGAAACAATGGACGATGTTACCCCTGAAACCGTAAAGATGTGGAAGAAGCCAGTTCTTATTCATGGCTATCGTCTGCAACAAACTTGCTCTGCTTGTCCAGAGCAGTACGACGTATACGCTGGTGAAGAACAAGTTGCTTACTTTCGTTTACGCCATGGACACTTCTATGCTGCAGTACCAGACCATGGTGGTGAAATCGTTTATCAAGCAGATCCTGATGGCGATGGTATCTTTGAAGATAATGAACGTTTTCGTTATCTGAGAGAAGCCATTCTTGCTGTTCAAGAGTATTACATCAATCGTAAGTGGGACAAGGATGACTATGAAGAAAATTACTAAGATTATTACATTCTACGATGATGGTACATTCACTGAGGCAACTCCATCTCTAGGACCAGTGAATCCACCAGTGCCAAATACACCTTGGAATCCATCGATGCCTTACCAACCGATTCAACCAAAGAATCCATATGGTCCAGCGTATCCTTGGGAGCCACCATACACTATCTGGTGTAAGACTGCAGTACAAGAGATGACACTGACTAGTCCGATTGTTGCACAGACCACAGGAGACACTAATGTTTAGACAATTACTCTCTGAGATTATCAGAGGCTATCTCGAGGAGATGAAAAATGACAATAACACTAACGTGCTGTGAGTGCACTGAACCTGCAGTGTGGGTTCGCTCTACACAATTTGCTGGTGACCATCCATACTGCGAACACCATGCAAAGCAACAATCAGACTTTGAAGATGAGCCTGATTCTTACTGTTACTGGTACAAAGTAGATGCTGACAAGTGATATAAGGTTCGACGTATACGAATATGCCATCGGTGGTAAGATGGTAGTTGGTCGTGCCAGAATGTCTTATGAATGGAAGACTCTATTGGAAGATGGAGATCCAGACGCCAGAGATAAGCTGAAGGCTGAGTTAATCCATCAGATGGCAGACTATATGCTAAAGAATAAGCTGGTGGAGTTTACTTACCAAGACGACATAGCCACTGGTGATAAGATGGTTGCTTGTCGTGCTTATCTGGCTCCAGACTCTCAAGTTAAGATTATTCGATCCACTAT